CATCCCGCACTTACGATTGCCCAGAATCAAGCCAACGGCGCAGCAACGCCGAGTCCCAGCGCGTTCGTAATCTACGACCCCATCTCCGGCCCGAAAGGTTCGCCGCTGGACGTTCGCACGATTACGGGTTACGGGGCCGACAAAGCGCCGATCTACGCCAACGCCGCCGCGACGCAGACTCCCTCCACGGGGGCGATGTCAACCGGCATCGGACTGGGCGAGAACGACATCATCGCCATGAACCCGCGCACCCCGACTACCGGCGACGCAATCTTCAAAGCGGGCTTCAACGATAACGACCAACCCGGCACTGTTCCGACGTATGCCGCAGGCGGGCCGCCTCCGTTGGTTGCCTCCAGCGCCATCAGTTCCACCCGCCTCTACATCGGCGGCGGGCGCTCGCCAGCCCAAGACCCGGTGACTCATGTCGGTACGCCGAACCCCTACACCGCAGGAATCGTTATCCTCGGTTCGGGCAACGGTGGCTCCCGCGATGCTGGCGCAGGCCCGGCCTTCACGGGCTTCGGCACGAAGATGGTCACCGCGACTGGCGCTGTCGCAATCGGTGCTGTGGTGGAGACCGGCTGGGTCAACCGCGCCAACCGCTCACTCGTAGCAAACGAGTCGATCTTCGGGTCGGCGGTGGCGGCCTCTGGCGCAATCAGCTAGGCGGCCATGTTCCCAGGGTCTCGAGTCGGGGCAGATGGGCGGCTGGTAGTTTCCAGCTCGCCCATCGTTTCGCGTAATGCAGGCTTCGGCTACGCAGCAGATCAAGCTTTGGCGGTAGCATCGTCAGGACCCCCTCCTGTGGGGGTGACAACGTATGCTACATGGCGACCTGCTGCACCTGCACAGCAGATGACCCTCACCAACGGCAACCTAACTATCGTAGGTGTTGGATCAGCGTGGCGTAGTGGGCGTTCAACTATCGGGGTTAACGCGGGCAAGTGGTATTGCGAGCTCCATGTCGATTTTGAAGCTGGGGCGAGTAACCTATTCTGCGGAGTAGGGACTGAGGCGATGGCCCTCAATGGGTTTGTCGGACAGGACGTCCAAGGATGGGGCTATCAGTCGTCTGTTGGACCAACGGGGCTTAAGTATAACGGTGGCGCAGGAAGCTCTTACGGTGTCGGCGCAGGAGCTGGGTACGCCACGGGTTCTACCATTGGCATCAAGCTGGACGCCGACGCCAAGACAATCGAATGTCTGGTGAACAACGTGTCGCAGGGCGTGATGTTCACGGGACTCTCAACTTCACCCCTATTTATCGCAGTTGGTATCTATGGGAGTGCTAGCGGCTTTACGGCGAACTTCGGAGCGACCCCGTTCACCTATCCCATCCCTACGGGCTACACGGGCGGACCTTATGTCGCTTCCCCAGTAGGAGCGACATTCGCCACATTGGACGTTGTTGCTGCCAATCTTGTCATCAGCAATTCTGGCCGAACTGTTACCAAGACTGCCGCAGGTGGAGTCTGGAATTCCGCGAAAACGTCGATGCGGAAGAGTGTTGAAGGCTGGTACTGGGAAGCAACCGCCGAGGTACTCGCTGGAAGCTATCAGTTTATAGGGGGGTGTAACCCCCTTTCATCTTTGGAACCTGTGGGGCAAGACCCAAACGGGTTCAGTTGGCAGAATAGCGGTCGCCTGTTTACTGACGCAGGCTATGTTGGTACGCAACCTGCATTCGTCCAGGGAGATGTGTTGGGCTTTGGGTTTGACCAAAGCGTGGAATATAAACTGTTTAAGAATGGAATCGCAGTAGAGTCCTATGTACCTAGCTTCGTAGGGCCATACGGGGCTACCGCGTCGATGTGGTATTTGAATGATGTGGTGACATTTAACTTCGGGTCTGTTCCGTTCAAATATGCCCCTCCTTTCGGATGTAATCCGGGACTGTACACACCATGACCTACAATGCTGGAGTTCAGCTTGACGCTAACGGCTTTATCGTCACAACGACAAACCCGCCCACATCTTTCGTCAATGGGCTGGGAACTGCGCGAGTAGGAAGCGAGGATGCGCTCTGCGTGGATGCGGTTGGTGCGATCGCTTCTTACAGTGGCGGACTTCCCTACACCGCAACGGGGGCGCTCGCAATCACGATTGTGACCCCGCCTGTTCTACGCGCATTTTCCAGCGGCTTTTCAAACGGATACCAATAATGGCTCGCACTTCGATTCAGGCTCTTATAGCGCAGGCTACAGCGGATTTCGCTGACAATACCGCTGGAGCGATTACCCCGGTCAAACTGCGAAATTGGGCTACGGCCTTCCTCGATACGATGGCCCCGGCATACGGTGCGATCCAGCGTATTACTGCGCTCGTTATCGCGGCGGTAGTCGGCACCCCTACGGTCATCGCCCCCTTTACGACACAGCTCGCCCTTACAGTATCCGACTTCAGTATCAACCTGACGAATGGCAGCGTGACGAATCTCATCGGCACAGTTCCGGGCAAGAGTACGCGCTTTACGATCGATGGGATGGTAGAGGGTGGAAACAACAACGTCATTACCATAGCCCTGTTCATTAACGGCGTTGCATCCCTTTACAACCAATCTATAGTCACCAACGGGGTGGGCAACCCGGTCGGCTTCAACTTTGCGGGCCTGACGTACCAAACGGTGAACACTGTAATGGACGTGCGGGTCACGGCGAATGCAGGCAGCGCGGGGAACTACACATTCTCCAATCTGTCTCTGCTCACCGAGAATGTCCCGGTAAATAGCTTCGTATAGGACTGCTATGCGTAAATCAATCTACGACCTTCTTGCACAGAACACGGCGAGCTTCCCGGACAATACGGCAGGAGCGATTACGCCCACGCTCCTGCGCACGATGATCAAAGACTTCCTGGACACGATGCAGCCCGCGTATGGAATGATTAAACGCCTTGCACCGCTTGCGTATCCCGTGACTGCGGTGCCCGCGCGATTCGAGCCGTTTGACACAACTGTGATCGTAAGCGCACCCGATTTTTCGGCCAACCTCGCGACAGGAACAGTCAATGCCCTGATGAATGGGCTGGCCCAGAAGGTTGTTCGTGGTACGCTCATGGGGACGATTGAAGGGCCAGTGGGAGCAGAAGTGACCGTGGAGCTTTACGCAGGCGGAAATGCCACTGGTTTTCAAGCATCTGTGGAATGCAACGGGGCGGGCAAGCTGGTCAGCTTTAACATCACAGGAATCGGGAACCCCACACTTGATACAAGTTACAACCTGTTTGTCTACGGGGATGTGCGGACTTTCACATTTTCCAATGTGTGGATGACCGTTGAAAACGTGCCTGTCATCGGGCCATAGACTTCGTAAGAAGAGGTTATAGGGGCGGCACTCCGTCCCTCCACGGAAGTGGGCAGAAGCGTAGCCTAGCAGGAGATTCAAATGCAACAGTTCGAAGGTAATCTGGACCACTTCAATCCGAACAATCCCACGGCGGGAGACGATCGTACGCCCGTACAGTTCTACATGGGGGCGTGGCACGATCAGTCTGCAAGCGAGCGGGAAGGGCGTCCGATCTATGTGGACATGGAGTACATCCGCATCGCCACCAGCAAGGATGCGATCATCGACCGGCCCATTCGCGACACTGACAAGCAACGCTGGCCTCATGCCTACCGTAACTGGAAGGCCACTGGCGTTAGCGAGCCGGGCAGCAGCGGAACTCCGCTTTCGGCATGGCCGCTGATGACACGGGCGCAGGTCGAGGAGTATCGCTATTTCAAAATCTACACGATCGAGCAGCTCGCCGAGGCCAACGACACCACGGGCCAGAACATCATGGGCTTCCAGAAGCTGAAGACGCTGGCGAAGGCGTACAGCGAACTCGCCAAGGGGCAGGCTCCTCTGCTGCGGTTGCAGGCCGAAGTCGATGATGGAAAGAACCAAGTCGCCGCGCTTACGGATCAGGTGGGCAAGCTGACCGCAGCACTCGAGAAAATGACCGCGAAAGGAAAATAGATGTCCTCCCTTCAGAAGCAGCAGCCAATTCTCTTCGAAGTCCAGGAAGCGTGTAAGCAACTCGCGCTTCCGGCACCCAATTCCGTATTTGGTTCGGGGGATGAGACTGCTATTCTGATGGGGTCGCTCGCGAACCTTGCGGGCATTCTGCTGACGGACACCTTCAACTGGCAAGACCTTCAGAAGCCTTTCGAAATCGTGGGCAATGGGGTCACGACCGAGTGGCCGTTGCCCGTTGATTTCAGTAGTTTCGTGGACAACACGGGCTGGTCACACGCTATTCGTCGCCCGGTGGTCATCCTCAATGCCCAGCAATGGGCAGCGATTTCAACGTGGCTGAGCCAGTCGTTCTACATCAACCCGGCCTGTCGCATCTACCAGAACAAGCTGCAATTCATGACAGCCCCGCCCAACGCGGGCAAGATCGTGTTTCAGTATCGCGTGTGCGACTGGGTGATCGACGGGCAAACTGCAAATCTTACGAAGACCATTGTCACGGATGATGCGGACATTCCCCGCTTCGACTGGATGATGATGGTTCTTGCCATCAAGACGAAGTGGCTCGAGCAGAAGGGAATGGACACCGCTGCATCGCAGGCCGACCTGAACGAGCGCTACAAGCAGCTCACGCAGCGCGACGAAATCGCCCCTATCCTCACCCTTTCCGGCCCGATGCCCGGCGGGTTCCGGTATCTGGACAATTTCTACAATTCTCCTGACACGGGCATAGGGATTCCGTAATGCTGCGTATTCCTGGAGCTGAGGTCGCACGAGCTCGCAAAGAAAGCGGGCTATTCATACCTGTGGGCGTTCCCCACAAGGGGTTGAACACGCGCTCGCCTTTCTCGGCAATGGACCCTAACGAGGCCATCAGCCTGAACAATGTGGTGGTGGAATCTTACGGTCTTCGCACCCGTAAGGGGTACACCGAGTGGGCGGTGGGGTTTCCCACTACGGCACCAATCCATTCGGTGCTGAGCTACTTCCCTGCGACCACTGTGGTCGCTGCTTCGGCATCCTCCCAGCTCTACGAAGATATGGTGGGGCTGATGATGGTGCAGCCCCGCTCGAATGCTGGTCCCGGCCCCGGCATTATCTTTGCTGCACAGGGGACATCCGTCTACAATGTCACGGCAGGCGGGGTGGGGCCGTGGACTGCCGAGCTCGGAATCACGGGGGTCGGCCCTTACTGGAACGGAGTCAACTACCAGAACGTTGCGGGGAATGTCTATCTCGCTGCTAACGAGGGTGGCGGGTACGCGATCTACAACGGTACAACGTGGGTGATGCCTGTCGCAGGAATTACCCCCACGGATATTGAGGGTCTTGACCCTACTACAATCGTCTGGGTGACCACGTGGAAGGAGCGCGTGTGGTTCCTTGCAAAGGACTCCTCAATCGCATATTACCTGCCCGCAGGACAGATCACAGGAAAGGTCACCGCATTTGAATTCGGTACGCAAATGGATCATGGCGGCAAAGCGTCGTGGCTTGGGGGCTGGACTGTAGATGGTGGGGCGGGCACAGACGACTACCTTGTGTGCTGCGGCTCCCAAGGTGACGTGGTCATCTACAAAGGAATTGACCCGGATGATGCTACCACATTCTCTCTTCACGGAGTGTGGTACTCCGGCCCGTTGCCGGTCGGTCATCGGTGCGTTGAGGCTGGGGGTGGAGATATCCAGATTCTTACCCAGTACGGGGTACTCCCGCTGAGCAAACTGCTCCAGCCAACGCATCTTGCCGCGACGCTTCAGCAGCACACATCTTATCCTATAGACCCGTTAATCGCGACACTAATGCGCGATTACAGCACGACCGTCGGCTGGCAAGCCTTCTCGCTTCCTCGTGAAGAGCTGATGCTAATTAGGATTCCAGAACTCGCCAACACGGTGAATACCCAATCATTTCTTGCATACAAAACCACGACGCAGACGTGGTCAGTTCTTTCACGTCTGCCCTATGCACACACGCTGACAACCGGGTCTGCGATTTATGCAGGCACGCTAGATGGTCGCGTGGTGCGGGCGTTCGATGGCCCGCTGGATAACGTGAAAATCGGTGAGAGCTCTGGGGCAGGAATCTTTTGTAGAGTTACTCCAGCATACCATGATCTCGGGGATAAGGGGAAGAATAAACAGATCAAAATGGTACGACCTTATTTCCTGGCGACCATCTACCCCGAAGTGGTGTTTTCCCTTTTGGTGAACTACATGGCTCCTGTTGTGGTCGTTCGCCCCACTGTTCCCGTGAACGTTCCAACAGCGAAGTGGAGCGTGGATAAATGGGACGTGGGCAAGTGGGGAGGACTTCTTCGTCCGCTCCACCAGTGGTTCGGTGCAGTAGGCTGGGGTCACACGGCAACCGTCCAACTGGACTACACTACTGGTGGGGATACTCTCCTCACCAACATCGATTATTGGGTTTCGCAAGGGGGTGTGATGTGATTGTTGTGCCGAAAAATGAAAAAGAGTATGGCGTCATGGCGATGTTCTTGCAAGCCTACGCGCACATTGCTCCCTCTGCAGACCTCCAGCTTGTGGGCTGGGTGACGGATGACAAGCTACGGATGGTCGTGGGCTTGAGTGGCTTCTTGGGAAAGGTGTGCCAGATTCACGTTGCCATGCAACCGGGCTTCGCCTTTACCCCGCAAGAGATGCTGGCAGGAGTTTTCAAGCTGGTGTTTGAAGACTTCCAGCGTGAGACGTTGGTGGGCATCGTGAATAGTAACAACGAGAAAGCCATGAAGTACGACCTGCATCTGGGGTTTAAGGAAGTGGCCCGCCTGCCCGGTATGCACGATGACGGTGGCGACATGGTAGTTCTGGCGCTGGCAAAAGCAGATTGCAAGTACATTCAACGCCCCTTGGAGGCTGCATGAGATACGACGCACATTTCACGATGTTGCCCGAGCGGGCATTCCGGCCTGTGGGCGGGCGCATGACCTACGAGGGTGGGGGGAAGAACTCCCAGCCCGCTGCGCCGGACTACACCGGGGCCGCTCAAGCGCAGGGGCAGTCTTCCAAGGAAAACATGGCTGCCCAGACGTGGGCGAACCGGCCTCAAATCAGCACCCCGTGGGGAACCCAGACGTGGAACTCCAACAAGCAAATTGACCCCGCTACGGGGCAAGAGGTCACGGGCTGGGGAACTAACATCACCCTGGACCCCGCCGAGCAGCAGGCGCTGGAGGGTCAGCAAGGAATTACTGCGGGCCGCACCGGGATTGCCCAAGGGTTGATGGGGCAAGTCGCAGGTTCGACGTCCCAGCCGTTTGACTGGGAAGGAATGCCGAAAGCGCCCGGCAGCATCGGCGCGGGCAGCGTGGAGGACGCGCAATCCAACGCGTTCAAACGGATGTCAGCAGCACTCCAGCCGGGCCGCCAGCAGCAGGAAGCAGGTATGCACAATCGCCTCTTGGCTTCAGGGCTGCCTGAGGGAAGCGAGGCGTGGAATCGCGCAGGTATGGGCTTGCAGAATCAGTGGACACAGGAAGATAAATCCTTGCTTGCTCAATCCGGAGCTGAGGGCCGGGCCGACGTGGGGGCCAACCTCGCCAACCAGCAGACTCAGGGCACCTTCCAGCAAGGGCTTCGTACCAACGCAATCGCGGAGGAGGCCCAGAAGCGTGGGATGTCCCTCAATGAGCTCAACGCGCTACTCACGGGCCAGCAGGTCAGTATGCCTCAGGGGATGGGCCAGCAACCGAACACGACTGCGGGCGCGGCAGCGGCTACTCCGTTCATGGCAGCGGCGCAGGGGCAGGGCCAGCAGAATCTGCAAGGTGGTACGAACTGGGGTTCGGCCCTTGGCGGCATCGCACAAGTCGCAGGCGCGGCAGCCCCGTTCTTTTCGGACCGCCGCCTGAAGAAGAACATCGTGCCGCTGGGAGATG